ATTTCTGAATTGGCTGTTCTACTGAACATGACCTTGCTCGAATTCCCAATCGTGAAACCAATCATCATCATCCCATTCTGGTCTTTGTTCTTTCCTGCACCAGATACAAATTCCAACCATGAAGGAAAGGTCACGCTCAAGTTCTATCTCACAATCGGGGCTGCCGCATATCTGTTTCTTTTTCTTCTTCACTTCCAATGTGAATGGTGGGGCTGATGCAATCTTCAGTTTGTGAACACGCACCAGAGCATCATTGACACCCTTCATGCAGCACGACATACAAACTGCGATCCATCTCCTACTTCTCATCACCTGCGGAAGTTTCCATTCGTCGCACAACTTACATTTCCATCGAGTATTCATTCTTCTTCACTCCATGTAACGATTTCTAATCCTTCTGGGTCGAATATATCTATAGCACAACCGATGCAAAGTTGAACGGGGCGGGTGACTGATTCCATCCACCCCGGAGGGTCAGTTGGTTCAATAGATTTGATTCCTAAATATTGATTTATTTCGATATGGCAGTGGAGACAATTCATTCAAACCATCCCCGCTTTGCAATGGATATACATACAGATCCATTCAGGTCCGTCATCGTGTGAGTTAGGAGTCAAAGATATCTTACACTCAGGACATTTAGGTCGCTGTTCGTTCTTTGCATACTTAATTATCTCATCAAGCATAGCATCCTTGAGGATACGGTTGACAAAGGTACTCTTCTTCCCTAGTTTGTTATTGATCCAGGTGTGAACATTGGCGTCTAGGGTGTATGTAGCGGGGATTTTGTTCTTGGCCATACCCCTTCGGACAGCACAATACTACTTAAAATCATATAATTCCCCTGAGCATCTAGGAGTAGTTTCATAGGCTCGACGGCCCCCTGTAAGTATGAATACGGTGGCAAGGTGCCGTGCGAAGCAGCACCGGGTACTATCCACCCGTGGCATTTGGGGGAGTGTGATTAGACGGGTGACGCTTGGAGTTATTCCCGAGTCCAAGCGTGGTGACCACTGCGTGGTGCGAAGATACCGGTGCATTTATTACACCAGCGCAGTGTGGCGTTTGCATGGCAACCGCTAAGACTGGCACCTTCTATCTGACTGAAACCGTTGAATTACCTGCTGCGCAAGCCGCCGGAGTGATAATTCAAGGCACACTCGATCTCTCAGCGTACGTGAACGTCCCGACGGGTCAAGCAATCGCAATCGACCAAGTCGACTTCGTTGTGCAAAACTCCACGGCCTTCTCAGGTTCGGTTGGATCGATGCTGGCTGCGAACGGCTCAATTACGTTTCAACTCACAGACATCAACCCGGGCACCCTGTTCGTTCGGGCTGACAATCAATCACTGATCGCTTCTGGCTGTTTGAACATCGACTCAGCGGCGAACATTGCCACCCATTCCACTGACCTATACCCTGACAACTTCGGTCCCACTTCCCTTTCAGAGGCTTTCATGGTGGTCAATGACACATTGAACCTGACGGCTGGCAACAATGGCGCTGCAGTTGGTGCCAATCCGCTCTTCGTTTCTGTTCGAGCGAGATGTCGTGTAGTCAAACTCGGGTCGAAAGACTGGATGGCCATAGCGATTCAGAGCACTGCAGAGTCGTGATATCATGCCTAGGTACTGTCCGAGATGCGGCGAAGCCCTACATGGTACCAGTACCAAGAAAGGCGAAGTCCGCAAAACGGCCCGTCGTGCGTATGAACCAAAGAAGAAACGGGCTCCCAGCGCATACAATAAACGGTACTCTGCTGCATTCAAGAAGGTCGCAAGCCGCTACAAGACCAAGGCTGGCAAGTGGAAGAAGGACGGATTCAAGCGGGCTGCAGCTGCCGCTCGGAAACTAGCGAAGTGATACTATGTCAGACAAGCCATTCAACATCGTCGATTACATTCCACCTTTCACGGCCTTGTCTACTGGTGGAACTGGTGGATGGACCGATGGGACCACTGGTGGATCACCATACAACGCCATCGTTCTCACTGGTCCTGACGGATTCGTCTATCAATCACAAATAGATCTAGCAGGATGGACTAAGGAGGGTCTTACAGCATTCTTCTCGAATCAATACACTCAGCGTGATGGACCTTACACACCCTCCGGGCCTGCTGTAATTCCCACCGATACTCTGCAAGCACGAGACTATGTGATCATCACTGACGTTCCATTGCAACTCTCGCCCACCGTCATCCACGCAGGTTTTCTGGATGAGACGAGCGACTATATGACTATCAAGTTCGGTCAGACTTCTATCTTTGCACAATCCACCACCACTCCCACCATGATGATCAACGCAGATGGTTGGGGAATTGGATCAGGGGAACCAACTGCTTCTGGAACACTATACGTCACACGCATCGTGATCCCATTCAAGGTGGCTCCCGCCCCCGGTGATGCTGTCGCATTCCCAGCAATACGTTACATTGCTCAGGGAATCGCTACTGCAGAACCAGAGTATGTGTACTTGACCAGACTAAGGCGATCCTATGAACAGCAGTCTAGAATATGAGCGTCGGATCTATCTTCTGTCGCAACCGACTTTCCTACAGGGCGTCGCAACTCCTCCAGTCTCATTACCAACGCACGACTGGAGGTTCTTCGGAGAATATGAATATCTAGGGGCTGGTACGCCCTATGCTCTGAAGAGGAAGGCTGGAATTGAACCAGTCAATGAATTGGATCGCATAGCGATGTATCATGACTCTCAATATTCATGGACAGCGCAACACACCATTCCCGGCGCAGGACTCATCACCAGTGGAATGCGAGGCATTGCAGACTATGGAGCCGGGGCGGCAATGATGACAGCCTCATTCAATCCTTGGTCGGGTCTGTCGATGAAAGAAAGAACATTGGCATTCATTGCTGGTGATGTCCTGATGATTCAAGGGATCATGAGATTGAATCCAGTGACGTGGGGGCCAATGGCATTTCTGAATTGGCTGTTCTACTGAACATGACCTTGCTCGAATTCCCAATCGTGAAACCAATCATCATCATCCCATTCTGGTCTTTGTTCTTTCCTGCACCAGATACAAATTCCAACCATGAAGGAAAGGTCACGCTCAAGTTC